GTCCTGGAATCCGAGTTTGCCGAGACGATGTTCGGGCAGATCAACCTCTCCAGCTCCCCGGTCAATCTGCTCATCGGTTCCAAGCGCTTTGTCGAGGGCTGGGATTGCTGGCGCGTCAGCACCCTTGGTCTCATGCATGTCGGCAAGAGCGAAGGCGCGCAGATCATCCAGCTTTTCGGGCGCGGCGTCCGGCTAAAGGGGTATGACTGGTCGCTCCAGCGCAGCGGCTTCGCCACCCCCACCCATCAACCGGAACTCATCCAGTACGTCGAGACCCTGAATGTCTTCGGGATCGAGGCTGACTTCATGGAGCGATTCCGGAAGTTCCTCGAAGAGGAAGAGCTGCCCCGCAACGATCAGAAGCAGGTCTTCACAGTTCCGCTGACGGTCACATACGACTTCGGGCAACGCCTCAAGGTGCTGCGCCCCCGAAAGAAGCGCGGTGACGGTCGCGAGTACGATTTCAAGAGGGACGGCGCTGTGCCGGCCCTTACGCTGATCCCAGAAAAGATACGCCAAAAGGGCGTCGCGATAGATTGGTATCCTCGTATCCAGTCTCTCGAGTCCAAGAAGGGCACCAAGCTGGGCACCAAGGAGGAGACCGTTTTCGAGGACGGTCACCTGGACTTCCTGGACTACGATGACCTTTTCTTCCGGCTTGAGAAATTCAAGCGTGAGCGCACCTGGCACAATCTCAACGTTTCCAAGTCCATGATCAGGGCGCTGCTCACCGACCGGACCTGGTACAAGGTCGTCGTGCCTTCGGGGAAGATGGAGTTCTCGGATTTTGGGAACGTCGCGCTCTGGCAGGAGATGGCGGCGGAACTCCTGCAGAGATTCTCGGAAGAATACTACAACTACTGCAAGGCGGCCTTTATCGAGCCACGCCTTGAGCTCCGCGAGATCGAGGCCGGCGACGGAAGCCTGCCTGAAGCGGACGAATACCAGCTAATCGTCGATGCCAGCGAAACAGCGCTCATTAACGACATCCAGAACCTCACCAGCGAGATATCCACTCGAAAGGCCGGGGTGTTGCGTGCTGGCGACTTGAAAGGCTGCCTGTTTGGCACGCATCTCTACGAGCCCGTGCTTCATGCGGCCAAGGGAAGCAAAATCCAGATTACGCCGGTTTCATTGAATGAGAGCGAATTCCAGTTCCTGGATGATCTGCGCCTCTTCATCGAAAAGGATCAAGCACGGCTGGCGGCGGAGGGAATTGAACTATTCTTGCTTCGCAATGAGAGCCGCGGGCGCGGGGTGGGCTTCTTTGAGGCAGGAAATTTCTATCCCGACTTCCTTCTATGGCTTGTGAAGGACGGCCGACAGCACTTGGCTTTCGTCGAGCCTCATGGCCTCCAGCATGAAGGCCCTGGCCACAAGAAGATTGAGTTCCATCAAGTCATCAAGGGCATCCAGACAAGGCTCGCCAGTGAGAACGTCATACTGAACAGCTTTATCGTCACACCGACACGGTTCGGCAAGCTGAACTGGGGCAAGACGATCCATGAATTGGAGGATATGCATGTGCTGTTCATGGAGGATCAAAAAGACACCTATGTCGCCTCAATAATAAATCGAATGGCGGCATAGACCGGGGGGTGGGGAATGTCGGAAATTTCAAACACCAGGCCGAGCTGGTTTGTCGGCGCCGCGTATAATCGTACCGAAGACCAGACGCCCAGATTTCTCGCTGAAGGCATCTGGGAGAACGGCTACGAAGACGGCAAGTATGGCGATCTCGTGCGCTCAATGCGCCCGGGGGACAGGATCGCGATCAAGTCATCCTATACTCGCAAGCGGGAACTGCCGTTCGACAACCGCGGCGCCACTGTCTCAGTGATGGCCATAAAGGCGGTCGGCACGATCACTGCCAATCTAGACGATGGCAAGCGTGTTCAGGTCAACTGGACGGCCGTATCGCCGCCCCGCGAATGGTACTTCTACACAAACCGCGCCACGGTTTGGCGGGTCGCGCCGGGCGGCTGGATGGAGGATGGCCTCCTCGCCTTCACATTCGAGGGCCAGCAGCAGGACCTCGACCGGTTCCGGAATGAACCGTTCTGGCGGGAGCGGTTCGGCGACGCGAACGGCGAGCAGCGTTTCCGCTGGACATCCTTCTACAGCGCCGTTGCGACAAAGCTCCTGGACTACCGGGCAGACCGCAAGCCCCTGATCGACGGCATCCATGCAATCGCGCAAGAGATGGCGGGGCTCGGGTATTTGCAGGACCGCTACCCGGAAGGCGGTACTGGCCCACTGCGCGACATCTGCCCCTTTACGGCGATGGGCACGTTCAACCGATCCATGACCGACTCCAATCGGAGCGCGATAGCGGGAGCGCTTGCCAAGCTGATCGGCGTGGAGGAGGAGCCTCCGAGCACCTTCGAGGGAATTCCGGTCCTCAACAACCAGCGATCCTGGTTCTTTCGATACGGCGACAAGCGCGGCGAAGGCGACATCGACAAGCTATGGGACCTGTTCGCTGCCGCCGCAGCGCTGGTGGAATCTGATCAGCCCGATCAGCGGGACCAATTCATCGCCGACTACGACGCGGCCATCGACGTTTGGGGCGCCTCATGGAACCTCTCGACCGGGCTTTACTGGTCGCATCCGTGGGAGTTCCCGACCCTTGATAGCAACTCGCGCTCGTTCCTCACTAGCCGGTTACAGATGCGGGTCCCGACGATAGGGCCGCAGAAGCCGTGCAGTGGCGCGACCTATCTCAAGCTGGTGGACGACCTGAAGGCGCGCTTTTCTGAGGACAGCTACCCGGTCCACAGCTTCCCCGAACTGTCGCTGGCCGCATGGCACTACAAGGGGCCCGAAGAGTCTCAGGCCGAGGCCGACCAAGGAGGCGCGGCGCCCAATGAGGACGAAGAAGATGCGGCTGCCGTCGATCCGGTCCAGACGCCAGCGCCAGCTGTGCCATACGATGTTGACGACATCCTGCGCGAGGGCTGTTTTCTGGAGCGCGGGGAGATCGACCGCCTGCTGGAGCGCTTGCGCACGCGCAAGAACCTGATCCTGCAGGGACCGCCGGGAACGGGCAAGACTTGGATGGCCAAGCGCCTCGCATTCGCACTGATGGGGGAACGCGACGAGGCGCGCGTCCGTGCGGTCCAGTTCCACCCAAACCTCTCCTACGAGGATTTCGTGCGCGGATGGCGTCCGAGCGGCGATGGCAAGCTGACCCTTGCCGACGGCGTCTTCATGGAGGCGATCCGCGCGGCGCTGAGCCGACCAGAAGCCCACTTCGTCGTAATCATCGAAGAGATCAACCGCGGAAACCCTGCGCAGATCTTCGGCGAGCTGCTGACCCTGCTTGAGGCGGACAAACGCACGCCGCGCGAGGCGCTCGAGCTCTGCTATCCCGATGCCGACGGCATCCGCCGCCCGGTTCATGTCCCCGAGAACCTCTTTGTCATCGGCACTATGAACATCGCTGACCGCTCGCTGGCGCTGGTCGACCTCGCGTTCCGCAGGCGCTTCGCCTTCGTCGGACTTGAGCCGAGGCTGGGTGAAGCCTGGCGAGGGTGGGTAACCGAGAAGGGCGGCGTCGATCCCGCCCTCGTCGATGACATCGAGCGGCGTATCGTGGCGCTGAATGCGCAGATCGCCGAGGCGTTCGGCCGTCAGTTCGAGATCGGGCACAGCTATGTCACACCGACGGCAAAACTCGAACCCGGCGCAACGCGCGAGTGGTTCCGTCAGGTCGCTGAAACGGAGATCGGCCCGCTGCTTGACGAATATTGGTTCGACGCGCCCAAATCGGCACGAGAGGCACTCGACCGGCTGTTGCAGGGATGGTGATCGCCGATGCCGGTGTTGCGCCCGAGAGGGCTGCTGCGGGGTTCATCGGCCGCATCCCCGTGCGCAATATCTGGCTCCTAATGCTTTACGCCTCGGACCTATTCCGGAAGGCCGGGCCCACGCGCGTCGACGTCGAGCGCAACCCCGACGAGATCGCCGATCTCGTCGCTGAGTTATTGGCGCAGGCGGTCGAGGAGCGTCAACGCCAACAGCTGAGCCTCGGTTACCGTCCCCGCTGCGCCGACCTATCGCGGGTCCGGGGGCGGATCGACGTGCTGCGCACGGAGCGCCGACAGTTACTCGCGCGCGGAGCTGTGGCGTGCCGCTTCGTCGAGCTCAGCGTCGACACACCGCGCAACCGCTACGTCCGCGGCGCACTTGAGGCCGTGGCGCGGCTGGTAACGCGCCCCGATCTGCGCCATCGCTGTCGACGGCTGGCGGCAGACATGCAGGCGCAAGGTGTAGCTGGGGCCATGCCATCGCGCGCCGAGCTCAGTGCCGACCGGATCGGTCGTCATGACGCCAAGGACAGCGAAATGCTCGCAGCGGCGATGCTTGCGATGGATCTCGTTCTGCCCACAGAGCGAGCTGGCGCGCGCCCCTTGCCGATGCCGGAAAGGGAAGAGCAGTGGGCTCGGCGGCTATTCGAACGCGCCGTCGGCGGCTTCTACAGAACCGTACTGCCACGGGAGCGCTGGCGCGTGCGGACGGGTGGCTTGCTCGACTGGCCGATCGATTGGTGGACCGAAGGGGCACGCGACATAATGCCCGGGATGCAGACTGATGTTGTGCTCGACGATGCCTTGGCTACCCGCCGTATCGTGATCGACACCAAGTTCACCAGCATCGTGACGACGGGCTGGCGCCGCGAAACGACGCTGCGCAGCGGGTACCTCTATCAAATCTATTCGTACATACGTTCACAGGCAGGACGTAGCGACCCGCTGGCCGACAACGCGGAGGGCTTGCTCCTGCACCCGGCCATTGGTGAAATGTTTGATGAAGCCGTCTCGTTGCACGGACATCTCATTCGCTTCGCCACTGTAGATCTGGCGGCCGACAACGGAGCTATCCGTGAGCAACTTCTGAAGCTCACGTTGCAGTTCAAAGAAGAGACTGATCATGGCAAGCACGTCCGAGCTTGATCCCGCATGACGCTGTAGTCGGCGAGCATTTCGGCAATAGCCGACCCCTCCGGCAGCAGATCGAGCTCGTCGGCTGCGCGCGCCTGGAACGCGCGGCTGTACTCGACCACGGCGGGCAGACGGTGGCGATGCTGCGGTCACAAGCGACTGTAGGGTTCTCCTCACCCAACCTTACAGCCCCAGAAGCTCGTATGGTCGGCGGCGAAATACCCATCCGCCACGCGGAACGTGCCCTGCAGCTCGACCGTGTCGCCGGCGCTGAGGGCGACGAGGGTCTGCAGCCAGAGCGCGGTCGCCTCGGAGACATGATCACCGGATATCTCGCCGAACGATCCTCTGATCTCGGTCGTGCCGTTCAGCACCAATCGCCCGCGCATGCGTGCCGTGGTGCTGGAATTGACCTTGTAGAGCAGCGTCGCGCCGAAGAGATAGGTGCCTGCGACCGGCGCGACGAAACTGTTGTTACCGGCATCGAAGGCGCCCTGGTCATTATAGTCGGTGTTGTTGATGCCGATCTTCGTCCAGGTGTCGACGGCGACATAATTGTCGTAGTTGGTGTAGGCCTTGAAGCGCAGCAACCGCGGCAGGTCGACGATGCCGGTGGCGTTATCGACGATCAACCCGTCGAAGAAGCTCGAACCATCGACCGAGACCGCTAGCCGGAATTTGTCCGAGCCGAACAGGCCGACGAGGGCCTTGGTGACGTAGGCGGTCTGCAACGTCAGACCGAGATCGTTGCCAGCGGCTTCCTTGTTCATGGTGTAGAACAGATCGCCGGTGCCGCCCTCGGCGATGGTTTTCGCCGTCCACAGCGCGGCGTTAAGTTTTGCAGAGAATGGATTGGCGGCATCCGCCGTCGTTCCGAGCCCCAGCAGCGCCAGGTTCTGCAGTGCTGTCGGCGTCGTGCCGATCCACGTCGAACCGTTGTAGGCCAGCAGAACACCTTCGTCCTCGACCCACGCCCGCCAGCCGGCGCGCGGTGGCAAGCGCAGCCAGGCGCCGTCGACCCAGAGCGCAATGTTCAGATCCCAACCCGTCCAAACACCGCTGGCGCCCGAGGCTACGATGTAGCGGTCGCCCTCGGTGAGGCTCGCCGGTGGCGCAGTCAGATCTCGATCCTTCACGGACAACTGCACGATGCCGTCGAGCAGGCGCAGCGCCTCGTTGTGGGTGGCATGCTTCTGGGCCTGTGCGGCCATGACGAAGGGCAGCGCCAGATGCGCCGTGGTGTCGGACATCGACAACTCTCCTGATCAGAACCAGAGGGTGGTGAGGTTCGCGGCGCCAGCGCCAAACAGCTGCCCGAGCTGGGCGATGCGCACGGTGAGGGAATCGCCGGGACCAAGCGGCGCGCCCCAATCGGCCGTCTGCTCGGCGGCGGTGTAGACGGCGCTGATTGTGGCAGTGGTCAAGGATCGCTTGACGACTGGACCGTCGAGGATGTCGACCACATAGGCTTCGGTCGCCTCGCTCATCGGCACTTCGGCGGCGTTCCAGCTGTCGGCGGCAAGCGAGCGATCGCGGCGCGTCCAGCGCATGGTGAGATCACCGGGCACGCGCGCTCTGTGCCATGGCTGCTCGACATGCACCGGCATGAAGGGCCGGAGCCCGATGCCTTCGGGTGCAAAACTGCGTGCGACATAGGTCTCGTCGCTGACCGGCTTTGCGGCCGGGCCAATCCGCCAGTTCCACGGAATGCCGAGATCGGCCTCGGCAACCGGCAGATCGGCGAGCAGGCTGTCGAGCACCACCACGCGCGCGCCGGCCGGCACCGGATCGCCCATCGCTTGTTCCGTGCCACGCTGCCCGCGCAACAGCCGCGTCAGGCGATAGCGACCCGGCGCGATCAGTTCGGCCGATCCGGCCTGCAGGATTTCCCAGGTGCCGGGGGCGCTTTCGACGGCCAGAACGTTGGCGCCGCCGAACAGGGCCAGGTCGGTGACGCTTTCCAGCGTGCCGGAGACGAGATCGACGATCAGGACATTGCCATGGTCGAAGCGCGACACCGGCCCGGACCAGAGATCGTTGACCAGCGCGCCCATGCGGGCACGGGTGGTGAAGGCGGTGACCAGTTCGAAGCCGTCGGTGCCCGGACTGCGGAACACAGTCATCTGTCCCGGCCATGGCACCGCATGGGCAGCGATCAGCGGATGGTGCGGGATGTGACCTTCGACCAGCTGCGGCAGGTCGAGGATCACCACCTCCGGTGCGCCGAAGGCGATAATCTTTGCCGGCGTCGCAGGTCGCGCAGCGCCGGGCGGCAGGTCGTAATCCTGCCGGTCCTGACGTATCGCCTCGATGGCGCGGGCTTCGGCATCGGCGACCGACACAAGGCGGAAGCCGATCTCACGCCCATCGTGATCGAGCCGGATCACATCGGCCGGGTCGAGCGCCAACCGCGACGGCGGAAGGCGGAAGATGGCGCTCTCGCGCCCGGTCCAGGCTTCCATGAGGGCGCGGCGGCAGCGGCGTTCGGCCTCTTCCGGTGGTACGGCAAAGGGAAAGGTTTCGGAGGAGATGCGGGACGCCTCGACGGTGATGCGGCGGGCTTCCACCACAGCCGCATCGTAATCCTCGTCGGCACGAGCAACCTGCCACTTGAGCGCCTGCGGCAATTCGGTCTCCTGACCACGGGTCAGTTCCAGCACTTCGTCCTGGCCGGCAGCAACCATGGCGTCGGCGGAAACGGTGGCGACAGATGCCCGCCCGCGCATGACAAAACGAATCTTGCCCTCGCTCTCGACGGCATCGAAGCCGAAGTGGCGGGCAAGGTTGGAGATCGAGGCGCGCGGGCTTTCCAGCGCACCGATTACATAGCCCTCGAGTGCTCCCCAGAGACCGGAGACGTCGATGCGGGCCTCCGGCAGACCGGCGCGCAGGCAGAGATGCCGTACCAGAGCCGCCAGCGATACGGCGCCGAGCCGCCCGCTCAGCCAGTGGCCGAGCCGCCAGTTGGGGCCGTCGGTCCAGACATTGGTGAGTTCGGGGAAGAATGGGTATGGCCGCGCGTCCCAGGTCCAGGCCGCGCATTCGGGCACATGCACCATGCGTCCGCCATAGACGGGCGAGATCGGGTTGTTCGCCGGATCGCCCCACCAGAGCCAGGTGGCCTCGAGGTAAGCGCGCTGGATGGCATCGTCGCGCCAGCCGCGCGAGAAGAATGGCGTAAAACTTTCCGACGACTTCGGATCGAAGAAGACGTTGGGCTGGTTGGTGCCGCGATCGATGGCCGGGCAGCCGAGCTCGGTGAACCGGATCGGCTTCGACTGCGGCGCCCATGCCGTCGACGTGGTGCTTTCGATCCCGCCGGGGCGATCAAAATGCGGGTTCGACCACCATGCGCGCAGATCCTTGTAGCGGAACACCCATGGCTTGTTGGCGGCACCATCGGTGATCGGGGTCCGGACCTGGTTCATCCGGTCGGTTTCGGAGGCGTAGAACCAGTCGAAACCCTCGCCGCCGGTGATGTTCGCCTGCAGATAGGCGCGGTCGTAGATGGCAGGCCAGCCGGCATCAGCGTCGAGATGATCGAAGCCATCACGCCAGTCGGTGAGCGGCATGTAATTGTCGATGCCGATGAAGTCGATATTGGCGTCCGACCAGAGCGGATCGAGGTGGAAGAAAACATCGCCGGATCCGTCCGCTGGCTGATGCCCGAAATACTCGCTCCAGTCGGCGGCGTAACCGATCTTCGTGCCTGACCCAAGGATCGAGCGGACATCGGCGGCGAGGCTCTTCAGCGCGGTGACGGTCGGGTAGCTTACCGCGCCAGAACGGATCGTGGTCAGCCCGCGCAGTTCCGAGCCGATGATGAAGGCGTCGACACCACCGGCGGCTTTACACAGATGGGCATAATGCAGCACCATGCGGCGAAAACCCCAGTCGCCGGCCGGACCGGTCCAGCTGACGGTCTTACCCGAGACGGCGAAGCTCGCAGGCGTCGCCCCACCAAAGAAGCCCGCAACCTGCGACGCGGCAGTGGCGGTCTTGTCGACGCTCCCGGCGAAACCTGCGGCTGGTGAACAGGTAATGCGGCCGCGCCACGGGAAGGTCGGCTGGCCCACTGCGCTGGCATTGTCGCTGTAGGGGTTCGGGAGTGTGTTGCCGGACGGCACATCCATCAGGATGAACGGATAGAATGTGACCCGCATCCCGCGCGCCTTCATCTCCTGGATCGCCTGCACGATGGCGAAATCCGCCGGCGTGCCGCCATAGACGGGACGGTTCTCCGCATCGCGGCTGACGAGATGCGCATTGGCACGGGAGACACCGTTCACGACCCATGTCTTCGGACTGGTCGCTTTGGCCGGCACCTCGACGCCGGGGCGGATCGTGCAGTTGCCGGCGCGCAGGTCGTTGCCAAACCAGGCCACCACCAGGCTGACGCTCGCGACCTTCGGTGCCATGGCCTGCAAGCGGTCGAGTGCCACCACCATGTCGGCGGTATCGGAGAGCGCATTGAGGTTTTCCGCCTGTTGCGCACCGCTGCCACCCTTGCGGATGGCTTGCGTTGCATAGGTGAACTCGCCCGAGGCCGGGATCATGGTGACGGCCTGCGTCAGCCCTTCCGCCGTATCGGGGTCGGCGAGCGGTCGAAACACCTCGAAGGAGAGCTGCGGCAGGCGGTTGCCATAGTCCGTCAGCGGCAGTTCCTCGAACACAACATAGGCGGTGCCGCGGTAGGACGGAGTGTTGGCCGCACCCATCTTCGCGGCGATGAAGGGATCGGCGGTCTGGTTTTCATCGCCCGGATACCAACGCCAGGTGATGCCGGCGGTGTCCATAAGCTTGCCATCGGCCCAGATGCGGCCAATGCCGGTGATCGGGCCTTCACAGAGCGCCACGGCAAAGCTGGCATAATAGAGATATTCGGTGGTCCGGACCTTGCCACCACCGCCGCCCTTGCCACCGCCCTGTGTGGTGGTCCTGGTCTCCTCGCGGAAATCCGTCGCCCAGATGATGTTGCCGCCGATGCGCATGCGGCCATAGAGCCGTGGAATGACGGCTCCTTCGGTCGATGAGGTGATGCGCAGCGTATCGAGCCGTGGCCCTTCGATGCGTTGGGTGGGCGCCAGCGATGAGATGATCCAGCTGTCGACGACCGAACCCACGGTCGAGCCAATGAAGCCGCCGATGGTGGCGGCACTGACACCGAGGATCGTGCCGCCGATCGAGCCGCCAATGGCAGCGCCGGCAACGCCGAGGACAAGGGTGGCCATGGATCAGGATTTCTTCTTGTGGCGGGGGCTTGCCGGCCGTGGAAACAGGAAGGCGAAGGCGATGCGTCGCCGCCAGGATTGCGTGAGCAGTTCCTCGATCACACCGAGCCGCTCATAGGCGTGGATGAAACTGCCGCCTTCGGCCAGGATGCCGACATGCTTGGCGATGGCGCGGCGCTCCATGCGGAAGATCAGCAGTGCGCCGGGACCCGCATCATCCGGCGCAATCTCGATCATCGCGCCACGTGCGCCCTCGGCCAGCACTTCGTGTGGTCCGGTCTCGCCCCAGTCGCGGCTGTAGGGCGGGATCACGAACGGCTCGTCGCCCACGACCTCCCGCCAGACCCCGCGGGCAAGGCCGAGGCAGTCGCAGCCGACGCCCCTGAGGCTTGCCTGGTCGTGATAGGGTGTGCCGAGCCAGGCGCGCGCAGTAGCAATGACCGTTCTGGCAGCGGCCGGTTTCACAGCACCGCTCCATCATGGCCGCCATCGCGCGTCGCATAGCGCAGCACGGCATCCTGGCCGGGGATGTGCGGGAAGCCGCGGAAGTGGACGACGTTGGAGAATTTCGCCGAACAGGTGGCGAGCCGCTTGTCGCAGCCGGCACGGACGACGAAGGCGTCCGTTTCGGCAATCGGCCGCACCGGGGCTTCGAGCAGCGTCAGGATGGCGATGCCGTCCGTCACGTCATGGCTCAACACTTCAGTCCGGCGCCCGGCATTGGCGCCGCTGGTCCATGTCACCGTGCCGAAGCCGAACCAGCCTGCCGCAAAGCCGCCAAGTCCCGAAGCCGTGAAGGCGCGGTCGCGCAGCAGGTCGATCACGGTACCGTTGCCCTTGAAGGCCGGCGCATCGAGATTGATCCGGCAGCGGGTATCGCCAAGTTCGGCATCGCAGGTCGCCTGGAACATGCGGCCGACGGTCTGGCCGAGCACATGCGCCTGGCTGCGCATTTCGGCGACGAAGGCAAGCCGCCCGCGCCGGATCTGGCCGATGGCGCCACGGCGTAGCAGCACGCGTTGGCTCGGATCCTGCCAGTTCACCCGCCAGACCTCAACCTCGGCATTGTCCCAGCGGCCGTCGAGAATGTCGGTTTCGGTGATGCGGTCGGAGGACAGCACACCCTGCGCATCCTGCGCATCGACCGAGAGGTCCGAACCGGAACGCACCTCGGAAGCCGTCAGCCCGCTTTCCGGCTCGAACGTGGTGCCGTCGAACTGGAGCGCCCGGTCATGATCGGTGAAGCCAAAGACGACGCCATCTGCACGGGTGATGCGCCAGCACCAGCCGAGCGTCGTCGTGCCCTCGTCGAGATGGGCCTGCAGTTCAGGGGAAAGGTTCTTCATTCTCGCTCACCGACCATCACGACCGCGCCGTCCATTTGACAGCCAGGTCCTTGAGCGTGTGGCCGCCCATGTAGAGGCCCATGAACCAGGCAGTCAGCGTCATCATGGTGGAGAGATCCACGGACGCCGCGATGTCGGAACCGAGGGCGGCATCGGTGATCGGCACCAGCACCAGCCGAAACAGGAAGAGAAAGCCGAGGAACCACATCCATGCGGGGCGCCAGGCCCATGTCCACCAGCTTTCGCTCTTGTCCAGCTCGGCCAGCATCAGCCGGTTTGCCTCGCGCTGCTGTTCGACCCATGCGGTGACAAGCTGAGGTGTTTCCGCCTCGGTGGCGACCACCGCCGCTTCTAGGTCCTTGGCAGGAACGGAAGGCAGATCGTCGGGCAGCACGCCGGCCTTGCCGGCAATGGCGTCGATGACCATGCCACCAATCTCGCCGGCTGTGCCGCCGACATGCTTTTCCAGCAGTTGCTTGATGATCGGTGCGCCAACCTTTGCCGCGACATCGATCAGAATGGAGGCGAGGACGGCGCTCATGATGCGACCCTTTCCGCTTCGGAGGCATAGGCTGAGGCGCGCTGACGGTGGATGATGGCGCGGATGATGAGGATGGCGGCGACAACCGCCCCGGCCGCCAGCAGACCGCCCAGCACCCAGCCGGCGATCTGGTTGGCATGTTGCGGATTGAAGAGTGCGTCGCCGCTCCCCGCAGTGGTCGCGGTACCTGCCGTGCCGGCACCGACGGTCTGCTTCCTGGATGTGGAACTGAAGCCGGCGAAGGCGACACCGATGGCGGCAAGATGTTCGAGATTATCGGCGAGCAGGATGATTGCTCCCGCTACCATGGACGAAGCGCCCGCCATCGTGTCCCAGGAGCCGACCAGTTGCAGGGCGGCGTTGGACAGCAACGTGAAGGCATCGCCGATGGTGGCCGGCATCGAGTCGGCTTCCTCTCGCAGGCGCTCGAGATTGCCGACGAGGGCGCGGCGGATCACGTCGCCGGTGATCGTGCCCTCCACACCGAGACTGCGCAGCTGATTGACATTGACGCCGAGTTCCGCCGCCAGCAGTTCGGCAACCCGCCCGCCGCTGGCGATCACCGTGTTGAGGTTGTCGCCGGAGAGTTTGCCCAGCGCCATCGCCTTCGATAGCGCATTCTGCACCGAGGCCGCCCGTTCACCCTTGGCGCCCGACACCACCATGGCGTTGTTGAGCGCCTCGGTAAAATCGAGGCTCTCCTTCGTGGAGAGACCAAGCTCCCTGAGCGCCGTTGCATTGGCGAGCCAGGACTCCGTCGTCTGCTCAATGCCGGAATAGGTGCGCCTCGCCATCGCTGCGAGCCGTTCCATGACGGCCGCGCCCTTTTCCTGACTGCCGGTGGCCAGATCGACCCGCGAGCGCAGATCGGTCCAGGTGTTGGTATAGGTGACGAGTTGCTGGACGCTGATCGCAGCACCCAGCACGCCCATGACGCGGCGCACCACCTTACCGGTGATGTCGGCTTGCTTCTCGATGCGCTTGAAGCTCTTCTCGCCAGCCTCGCCGACACCCTGAAACTCGGACCTGACCAGCCGGCCGCCCTCGGCGACGAGCCGGACGGAGACACGCTTTTCGGCCATGATGGAAGTGAACCTCGTCGGATCAGCCGCGTTCGGCCGCCATCCGTTCGTTGAGCTTGCGCACCATCACCGCTTCGATCGCGGGCAGGCATTCGGCGGCGATCAGCGGATCGACGCCAAGCGCCTGCGCCATGGCGAGGGCAGACCCCATGTCCCAGCCGATGACAACCGTAGCGCCCATGCTGGCGGCGATGCGCAACTGGCCGGTCAGGCGCAGCACCAGGTCCCAGACCTGCCAACCTTCCGGAGTTTCCGGATGGTTCAGCCACGCCGGGCAGTCCGGGCACGCGCCCTTGCAGGCCGCGCAGTAGCTTTCGCCCCCGCTGAAGTGCCACTCGGCAAGGGCGATGAGACGTTTTTTTCCGCTTCCAGCATCAGATGCGGCGCAAGACACCGGGTCTGGAACGCCTCGAATACCGGCCAGATGTCGAGAAGAGCGTCGATACCGTCCGACGTGACGGGAACGGGTTTGCCGTTCGCATCACCGACACCCTCCCAATCCGTCACCACGCGTCGGGCGACGGCCTTGGCCATGACCACCGCCATCTGCTCCTGGCTGGCGCCCTCGGGCAGCGCTTCCACAGCCTGGTCGTTACGGGCCGCGACCATGATGGCCGTGGTGACCGGCAGGACATGCAGACGCAAACCATGGCCGAGATCGAGCCAGCGCGGTTTGGTGGAGAGGTCGAGACGGATCATGATCAATAGTCCTCCACGTCATTGACGAGAATGGCGGTGCACATGCGTCCGAGCGTGGCATCGCGCGCGGCCTGCCAGTCGAACGAGGCCTGCACGCCCTGCGGTCCGGAAATCTCGATGCGTGGCCGCGGCAGATAGACGGCATGGGCGGTGAAGGTCAGGCTCTCGCCAGAAATCAGCGTCCAGGAGAATTCCAGCTCGCAAGGGGTGCCGTTGATGGCCTGGCTGACGAGGGTGCTGTCGGCAAAGCGCACTTCGGTGCGGCCGGTGAGCGCGGCGATCGACGGATCGGCGCCGTCGATCATGCCGTCGGCGCGAATGGTCTCGATGCGATCGAGATTGTTGGCATAGGTGATCTCGGTCGAGATGACATTGCCGAGCGCCGTACCGTTGCGCTTGATGGCGCCGTTGAAGTGCCCGAAGCGGAGAAGCTCCAGTTCGGCGGGCGTGCCGGCCTGCGAGGTGGTATTGACCGTCTCGCCCTGCGCCACCAGCCGGACGGTGGCGGTCAGCAAGCCAGAGCGCTGCATCTGCCAGGTCAGCTGATCGAGCACCACGCCGGAATACATGGCGTAGCGCGGCACCTCCGGCATACCGGTCTCGATCGCCATCGACGGCAGCGTCCACGACCCAGACTGGAAGGTGTGGGTGAAGGGTCCCGGCGCCGTACCGGTGGTCGTTGGTGCGCCAAACGCCGCATTCAGCCAGAAACCGAAGGCGGCAGCATCAATCGGCACCACCACATCGCCATCGGCGGTCACCGCATCCTTGACGGGCGCCAGCGGGTCGCGGCCGTAGCCGAGCAGTTCAGAATTGAGCAGCGGCTGCTCGGACCCGAGTGTCGTGCTGGCGAACGGCATCCTCGTGAAGCCGCTCGCCGGCGGCGTGCCATAGGTTGTTTCGAAGGCGAGCGCCATCCGCGCCCGCGCCCCTTGGGCTCGTGCCATGATCTTGTCCCTGTCAGTTGTTTTCGGGTTCAGCCGAGCGGGTCGGCGGTCGAATAGTGCAGGATCACCGGGATGACGGCCGCCTTGAGGCTGGCGGCGCCCTCGACCGGCAGGTCGACCGGCTGTGGCGCTTCCGCCTCGACCCAATCGCAGAGACCACCGAGCGTGCGGTCGGCGGCGAGTGCCGTGCCGATGGTGGCGCAGAGGGTGTCGAAAGCCGCGTCTCGGGCTGCACCCTGCACCACGGCCTCGATCTCGGCGCGGTGCTGGTAGTGATACCGCAAGGGCGAGAGCGTCACCTCGGGGTCGCCCGGCTCGCCATCCCGCAAGATCAGCAGCCCTGCGGCCGGCACGCGCTCAGGCAGCACCTCACCGCGCAGGGCGGCGGCGGGCAGCGCGACAAGCCGAGCGTGCAGCGCGCCGAGGATGGTTTCGCGGGTGGTGGGCATGATGGTCCCGGTTGCCGGGGCCAGCCCGGCCTCAATGGTCCCTGTCGGGTTTCGGTTCGCCAAGAGCGGCCAGCCGTCGTGGCAGGTCCGAGCGAGCGTGCAGGAAGTCGATGATGATCACCCGTTCGGCATCCTCGGTGAAGACGACGAAGTGCTGGCCGGCGCGCGCAAAGCGAAGATCCTCAGGCAAGTCCGGATCGATGAGGCGACGGCAGTCCTGTGACATCGCCGTGCCGGCGGCAATCGCCACGCAGCGGGCGATCAGATCGTCCTCATAGGCGGCGGCCTGCCGTGGACCGAAGGTCTCATGCGTCCAGCGGGCAATTTCGACGAGCGATGTTACCGCCTGCCGCGTCAGACGCCAGGGCTTGGGCATCAGGATTGCGAGCGACTGGCAGCGAAGGCGCGGCGGATCGCGTCCTCGCCAGTGCCCTCGGCCAGATCGCCACGCCGGGCCTGTTCGAGTCCTGTCATCAACCGGGCCCGCAGATCACCGAGTTCGGCCTCCTCGCGCTCAAGCAGGCGCAGCCCCGCACGCAGGGCTTCCGACGCGTTCTGGTAGCGCCCTGACGCGACCAGCTGGTCGACCAGAGCAGATTGGGTATCGGTCAGAACGACGTTGCGGGTGGCCATGCGAGTCTCCGTCATATGCTATGGCAATATATGCCAATGTCCCACGGTTGTCGACTGCGGCCCCGAAGGACTGGTTTATAGAGGTTGCCGCAACGCTATTTTGGCATGGTTCCGGTGGAAAGGATGATGCTCATGGGTCGCAGCCTTCAGGATAAGCTCGCTACGCTCGATCCCGGTCGCCGGGTGCGGATCGAAGCCGAGGCTGACCGCTTGCAGGAAGAGTACCTGAACACGCAGCAACCGGCCAAGCGACAGCGTGAGGAGCACCGCGACACGGATACCGAACGTCGATAGTTCTCATCGGGTTTCCTCCCAACTCGCCACGATCAACTCCGGCAGGGCATTTTCGATTGCGCGGGCATCGCGCTCCAGATCGAGGCGCTTGGGCAGTTTCACCTGCGGCACCAGCAGGAAGATCACGGCCGTGGCACGGCCTTTCAGGCGGCTCGAGACACGACCGTCCTTGTGGCGGGTGATGTTTTCACGCACGCGGCCGGACTTGCTGACGCGCACATTGTCGGCGACCAGCAGTCTCGGACCGGTACGGCGATAGACGAAGCGCAGGCGCATGCCGGTGCGACGCTCCCATTCGCCGGGGCTGATACGCCCGCCGCGGATGGGCTTGCCTGCCTCGGGGATCGGGATTGCCAGCCAGAACCCATCTTTCGAGCGGATCAGCGGGCCGGTGTCATGCGCGCCGACGATGACCGGTGCTTTGGACCAGACCAGCGCCGCCGCGTTGAGGCTCGGCCGACCCTTTGGATATTGGGCTGAACGAATGGTCCGGGCAAGCCGGTTCCCAAGCCCGGCGCCGGTGATCTGTGCTCGCCAGGCAGTCTTGAGGCTGATGCCAGCTTCGCGCATGGCGGCGCTGACCGCCTTTTCGCCGGCGCGGGTTTCCGCCTCCATGATGCGGGCGATGTCGCCAACAATGCTGATACCGAGTTTCATGCGGGGCGCAGATCCACGGTCCAGACAAGCCGCTCGCGGTCGCGGACGGGCTCACCCTGAACGAGGAAAGCATCGCCGTCGATGTCGATCCGGTCGCCGGGGCGCGGGTTTGCCACCTCGGCAACACGCAGGTCGATGCGTGTGGTTTCCGACCAGAGCCGCGCCTCGCCAAAACCGGTGACCTCGTCGGCGCGGCGGGCGATGATGCGCACCGGCACGGCCGCGCCACCGTCGGGTGTATAGACCGCATCCCTGCCGATGTTCGGATCGGCGAAGAGCGCGTCGACGGCGGCGGCGAAGGCACTCATCAGAACGAGCCGTTCAGCCGTACTCGGCCGATGGTGTCACCAGCACCGCCAGCCACCGCCGCGACGGCAACGCCGATCAGGGCGTTGGAGGTCGCGGTCTTGGTCGCTTCCCTGGCGGTGTTGTCCCAATACAGCTTGTCACCGGCAGCCCATGCCTGGCTGGCGGTCTTTTTCAGGTCGAACACGCCGACGACGGTGGCCTCGACCGTTTCGCCACTGGCGGCATCGGCACAGGCGATGCCGAAGATGGAGCCGACGAGCAGGCCATCGCCGGAGGCAACGGCATAGGGCGCGGTCAGGGTAATGGTGTTGCCGGGTTGGACGTAGTTTTTCATGAGGGAAGTCCTTTCGGAAAGATGAAGGGCGGCCCGTCAGGACCGCCCGTGCGTTGGGGTTCATGGAGGTAGGTCCCGGCCGCTACGCGCCGGGATTCTTGTAGAGACCGCGCCAGTCGATGGCCTTGGCGCCGAAGTCGAGCCGGCACTTGATCTCGACACCATCGACGTCAAAGCCGTTGCGGGTTTCGATGTACGCGCCCTGCTGACCTTCCAGATAGGCGTATTCGATGGTGTCGATCTGGTTGGGGCTGGCGGCCAGATACCAGGCGGTCTCGCTGGCGGCGTCGAGCCGGGGTTCACTGATCGGCGCCAGCGTGCGGATCGACTGCGGCACCACGCTGGACGTCGCGGCGGGCACGAGGTTCTGGGCGACCAGCTGCTCGGCCTTCAGTTCCAGCGAAGCGGGCACGATCAGGAACGCCGGGCGGACGTTCAGCACAGTCTTCTTGTCGAGACCCGTCTGCTTGGCCATCGCCGCCCGCGCCGCGCCCACCGCATCGACCGCAAGGGCCGCACCAGTGCCCGCGAGGTTCTTGTGCGTGGTGTGGAACAGCGCGTTGCCGTCGGCCATCGCCGGGTTGGCGGTGATGATGCCCCAGACCACGTCCGACTCCAGCTGGGCGATGGAGTTGCCGTACATCGCCGGGATCCGGGTGAAGGCGTCGAGATCGTCGTTGATCAGCGTCTGGCGGGTGATCGCAACCACCCGGCCATAAGTCTTGACCTTGTAGCTCTCCTTGCTCTCGCCGAGCGTCCCGCGCTTGAACTCGCCGCTCTCGCCGACCTCAAGCAGCTGCGGCGCCTCGCCGAGCTGGACCCGGTGCATCGCCTTGAAGTCGGTCGCCAGCACCTGGCGGCAGAACAGCATGAAGGTGCGGGGATAGGCCTCGTAGGCCTGACGCAGAGTCTTGTTTGTGACGGCCGACAGGATCTCGGGGAAGTCCGAGGTGGAATGCAGGGCCCGGGTCGCCACCTCGTCGCGCGACAGGCCCCGGGTGTTCACCCCGGCGTTGCCGAGGCTTTCGCGGGCGAGTTCCAGCAGCGTCATGCCGCGGTACTGGCGCGCGGCGTCCTCCAGCTGGAAGAGCGTCGGGCTGTAGCGGTGCAGCAGCGCGTTCGCCACCGCATCGCGACGGGTGATGCGCTCATCCCGGCCGCCGAGCGGGACCGAGACATGCGGGAAGGTCCGGGTCTCGTCGGACTTCGCGGCGACCTGGTCGAGGATCAGGCGGCGGGACTCGTCGACGCTGACGCCGCGCTTGACCAGATCCTCGGCGAAGCCGCGCTCGAGGTTCAGCCGCCCGGCCAGATCGTAGATGGTGGAGACGCGGTCGCGCTCGGCCTCGCGGGCGCGGGTGGCGACAGCCTCGGTGTCGGGCGCGGGCGTTGCCTGCGTCTTCGGCTGGCTGCGCGTCTCGCTGGTGGCGACCTTCGGGTCGGGCGCAGCCGCTTTCGGCTCGGTCATGGGGGTGTCCTCGGTTGCGACCGGCGCGGTCGGCTGGGTGGTGGCGGGGGTTGCGGCGTTGCTCGCCGGGGTCTGGGTCTTGTCGGTCATCGGGATCGGTCCTTTCGTGGTGGAAGGGGCGTCCCGGCGGTGAAGGACGCAGTCGTGAAGGGGATGCTGGGCGCGGAAGCCCGCGGCGGGGTCGGCGCCGACCGCGACGGCGGAGACCTCGAACGGCGTCCAGTCCACCGCGCGCCAGAGCTCGCGGGCGGCCTCGGGCTTCGAGACCTCGAAGCGGTGGACCTGGTAGCCGATCGACACCGCCCGAATGTGCCCGGCCTGGATGTCGCGCCAGATCGGCTCGACGTCGGCGCGTTCGCTGATCCGCACCAGCGCGATCCCGCGGCCGTTCTCGATCCGGGCCGAGCCCGGCACGACCGAACCGATGACCGCGTCGAGCGTGTCGAGCTCGTGCACCTTCAGGAACGGCGCGCCCGCGTTCAGCCGGTCGAGGCGAACATGGGCCGGATCGAGGCTGAGTTCCTCGTCATAGGGCTCGCCAAAGAAGGTCGCGCGGCGCACGCGTGCCCCGGCCGACCAGACCACCTCGACAGTGCGGCTGTCGGCATCGGCCGTGTTGGGCGCAAGCTCCGCCGACCGGCGCATGGCCGGCAGTTCGATCATCGTGTCCATGGGGTCAGTCCTGTTGGTCGGCCTGCGCCGGGTCATTGTCCGCGTCGGCGGCCGCGTCGTCGGCGGTGGTGTCGTCGGCGCCCGGATCGGCCACCGGATCGCCGGTCTGCGCGCTGCCGGTCTTGGTGACGCGGCGCGGATCGCTGTCGAGCACCAGCCCCAGCGCGTCGAGCTTGGCGTTGGTCGCGGCGATCTCGGCCAGCACGGCGTCGGGATTGCGTCCCTGTTTCGCGATCACCTCGGCCAGCGTCATCGTGCCGGAGCGGATCGACAGCAGGTTCGCCATCGCATCCTTTTGCGGATCGACCGCCTCGAACTTCGGCGGCGACCATTGGACCGGCACGATCGGCGACGGGATCTGGCCCGCTGCCCACGCGGCCTCGGTGAACCAGCGCCAGACCGGTGCGCAGAACATCGGGATGAACAGCTGCCATTGGACGGCGTCGATCTGGCGGCGGAACTCCACCAGCCCGGCTCGGATCGAGGAATAGTTGACCTGGCTGAGGTCCCCCGTCAGCAGCTCGTAGGGCACCCGGAACCCTGCCGAGATCGTGTGCAGGCTCGCCCGCTTGTACTCGCCGTAACCGCCGGTGGCGGAAGGCTGGTTGAACCGGATGTCCTTGCCGCCCCGCGCATAGGCGATCAGCCCCGGCTCGAACTGCTCGACCCGGTTGCCGTCGGCATCGACCACCGAGGGCGCGATGCCCTGCTGCGCCTCGTCGTCGCCGAAGACGATGGCGGTCACGCAGGCCTCGGTCTTCTTGCGGACCAGCTCGGCCACCTCGTAATCGTCGAGATCGCGCAGTGACCGAATGACCGGCGCGCCCCAGGGAACGCCCCGCGCCTGTGTGCGCTGCTTCTCGTAGACATGGGCGATCTCGGTCGCCGGGACCGGGCGGCTCTGCAGACCGTTCTGCAGGGCCCCGTAGGCGTCGCCCGGATGTTCGGCATGGAGCCAGTAGGCCCTGCGCTTGCCGACTGGGTCGAACTCGATCCCCTGCACCAGCCGCCCCGCGCCGAGGGAGCCGGATTTCGTGGCGTCGAGGAAGTCAGCCTCCAGCACCTGCAATTGCAGCGGCACCGGAAGGCCGTCGCTCGCACGCCGCATACGGCGGCGCACCAGCACCTCACCCGCCTCGACCATCTCGCGGCAGATCAGCGTCTGCAGGCCGTAGAAGTCGAGCTGGCCATCGGCATCGCAATCGGCCGTCCAGCGTTCGAACAACGCATCGACCTTGCGGTCCAGCTTGTCGTCGCCACTGGCGGCACGGGGCATGATGCCAGCGCCGATGATGTTGTTGACCAGCACCGCCACAGCCTTGGCCGCGTGTGGGTTGTTGCGCACCAGATCGCGCATCCGGTCGCGCAGCAGCGCCCCGGCGACGCCGATCTCGGTGTCGGCCGAGGACCCCGGCGCGCGCCAGCCCTCGGTGCGCCGCCCGCGTGCCGCCCCATCGTAGCCGCGCGTCAGGGTCTCGAAGGCCTGACGCGCCATCACGCGGCGCGCGGCCATGCGCGGCGCCACGGTGGCGATGGCGTGGTCGAACCAGGTCGCGGACATCAGCGATCCCCGCGGCTAAAGCCCGCGAGCCCGGCCACCGGCAGCGGTCGGGTCGTCCCGGCGATGGCGCGCTCGATGGTGCGGATGCGCGCCAGCAGATCCTCGGCCGAACCGTAGTCCACGGACTTGCCGTCATAGCTGACCCGGGTCGTGCCGCTGGCATAGGCGCGGCGCAGCGCCGAGAGCTCGGTTTCCGTCCAGTCGGTCATGTTCAGAACCATCCTCCGCGCCGCCCGAGCCAGTCGGAGCGGCGTTTGCCCTGCGGGGTCTGTCCCGGTCGGTTGATCTGTCCCGCGGGATCGGTGTCGGTGGGGGCGGCCCCGAGCTGATCCTCGAGATCGCGCCATTTCTCGTCGGGCCAGCGGTCCGCGCCCGCGATCCAGGCGGCGGCGCGGGCATAAACTCGGCAGTCCAGCGCCTCGTTGCGCTCGCGCAGCTTCTGCCATTCCAGCCGGGCGAAGCCGCGCTTCGTGCGTATCGTGACCAGCTGCTCGGCCACGAACTGCTTGAGCCACTCGTTCTCGACCCAGTGCGGCAGATGCACCGAGCCGGGCGGGAATGCCGCCCCGTCGGCGATGTCCTCGTCGGTCGGCCGCGCCAGCCGCAGGAAGCGGTAGGTCTCGGCCTTGAAGGTCGACACCGCCACGGTCCAGAGCCGCGCCCCGCGCCGGAGGCGCTTGCCGCCCTCGGTCGCGTCGACGAAGGTCGGGCCGGAGACCGGGCTGGAGCGGTTGAACCCCTCGACGCCCTTGACCGGCGCCACCTGCGCGAAGCCCTGCGCCCGCGACCAGGAATAGACCGCCGGGGCCTCGTAGCCCGTGTCGATGGCGAGCCGCGCGATCCGCAGATGCGCGCCGCGTTCATGTGGCCAGCTTCGATCCAGCAGCGCGGTCAGCTCCGACCATGCGTCATGCCGATCCGGCCCGCCCTCGATGACGACATGATCGACGAGCCAGCTTTCGAGGCCACGGCCCCAGGCCCAGACATCGACCTCGATCCGGTCCTTCTGCACATCGGCCCCGGCGGTCAGGAACAGCCCTCCGGCTGGCACCATGCCGGATGTCCAGCGCTCGCGCCGGTCGTAGAGCCGCTGCCAGTCCGGGGCTTCTCCGGTCTCGACCCATGTCTCGCCGAGGATCGTGTTGCGGAACGCCTTGATCGCCTCGTCCGACCCCTGCGCCGCGTCCCATGCCCGCACGATCCGCTCCCAGCTCAGCCAGCCGATCGGCGAATAGAGTGCGGAGAGGTGATATCCGACCGTGGTCGGATCGGCGGCCGTGGCGGTCGCCCGCCATTCGCCGCCCTCCAGCATCGCCGTCTTGTGGTGCTCCGCGATTGCCGCGTCGCAGCCCTCGCAGTGATACTCCGCCGTCTCCGGGCGGCCCTTCTGCCAGCGCAGCCGGTCGAACTTCAGCCACTGCGCGTGGCCACAATGCGGGCACGGCACGAAGAACCGCCGCTGGTCGCTGGCCTCGTACTCGCGCTCGATCCGGCTCAGCCCCCGGATGGTGGGCGTCGACACCAGCAGCACCTTGCGCCGATGGGCGAAGGTCAGCGACCGCGCCTCGGCCAGCGTGACCGGGTCGCCTTCCTCGTCGGCCGAGGCCGGATAGGCATCGACCTCGTCGAGGAAGATGTAGCGCGCCGGGGTGGACCGGAGCCCGACCGCCGAGTTCGCGCCCGTCATGATCAGGATGCCGCCCGCGAACTCCTTCGACAGCATCGTATTGCCCGCGTCGCGCGAGCGCGCGGGCTTCACACGCTCCCGCAGCTCGGGGCTCTCGTCGATCAGCGGGTCGATCCGCTGGCGCGAGTTGCGCTTGGCCAGCTCCACGGTGGGCTGGACCGCCAGCATCGGGCCCGGCGCCTGGTGGATGGCGAACCCGATCCAGTTGTTGCCCGCCTCGGTCGCGCCGACCTGCGCGGCCTTCATGAACACGATCCGCTGGGTGGGATCGCCGGGCGACAGCCGGTCCATGATCTCGCGCATGTAGGGCGTGCGCACCGTGCGATACCGCCCGGGTTCGGCCGAGGCGCGGCCCGAGAGCATCCGGTGCCGGTCCGCCCATTCCGAGACGGTCAGGTCCGGGTCGGGCCGCAGCCCGTTGCCCCAGGCGCGCAGGATTTCGCCCGCACCGTCGAAATCCGTCAGCGTGTCATCTTCACCGGAAGTCGGGCCGGACCTCGGCGAGTTCGTCGAGGTGGGCGCGTACATGTTTTTCCAGGACCTTCTGCATCGCGGCTGGCTCCACGGTGTTCTGCTGGCCCGTCGCGTCGCTGCATGAGGCCGAGAGCTCGGCCGCCATCAGCGCCGCCGCGCGTGCAGGCCAGTTCACCCACGCGTCCCGTTCCTCCCGCGCCAGCCGGAACACCAGCGCCAGCGCGCGGGCGCGGTCGACGAGTTCTCCCTTCAGCTTCTGCAGACGGATGCGCCGCTCCTGCGCCTTCAGCACCTCGTTCGCGGTCTTCGCCTGCAGAAAGGTCGTGCCGCCGCCGACCGCGGGGACCGCCAGACCCTGTTCGCGCAGCGTGTCGCCGACAGCGGCCACCGCCGCCTCGGGGACAGGCTTCAGCTTCGGCGCGGGCGGCTTGCGGGTCTTCGACGGGTCCGTCGTCTCGGCGCGCCGCGCGTCGCTGGCGGCCGCGTTGATGCTGCCGTCCTCATGGAGGACCAGCCGTCCCGCCGCCTTCGCCTTCTGGATCGCGCCCCGCGAGAGACCGACGCGCGCGGCGTATTGGCGCTCGCTCAGCCCCTGCATGGCGTTCTCCGATTATTGTTCAGTTTCAGGTTCTTATCGAGTTGATAAGCGGTTCGGACAGAGCGAACGTGGCTCTCAGGAGAACGCTGCAACTCGCCACGAGGAGCCACAGAGATGACCCGCCGCGCCACCGACAACTCGAAGGCCCTCGACGCCTTCATAGCCGCCAAGCTGGAGATCGACACCGTGCTGGAACGCCTCAAGGCGCTTCGCGACGACCACTTCGAAACCGATCCCGACGAGATCAACTGGGGCCACGTCGGCACCCTGAACCACTACCGCGCAAAGCTGCGCGAGATCACCGACATGGCCTTCAAGGAAGGCGAACACGCCGAGTGAAACGACCCGCTTCCGGTCCCGCCCGCCGACTGGCGGGCTCGACCTCGTAGAAGGGCCCGCATCCCGCGCGCCCCGATACGGGAGACGACGATGACCAAGCTTTCCGACACCCAAGCCCTGATCCTGAGTGCCGCCGCCCAGCGGCCCGAGCACATCGCACTGCCGCTACCCGAAAGCCTGCGGGGCGGCGCTGCCGCCAAGGTGGTCGGCGCGATGCTCGCCAAGGGCCTCCTCGAAGAGGTCGACGCCGACACGCGCAGGGGCGAACCCGTCTGGCGCGATACTGGCGATGGCCACGGCGTCACGCTGGTTGCGACCGACGCAGGCCTCGCCGCCATCGGTATCGAGCCCGAGGGCACCAGCACCGCGCTTGCCAGCGCGACAGACACCCCCGCCGAGCAGACGGACGCGCCCAAGGCGCGGATACCGCGAGAAGGCACTAAACAGGCCACGCTGATCGCCATGCTTCGTGTGCCGGGAGGTGCCACCATCGCCGAGATTGTCGCGGCAACTGAATGGCAACCGCACACGGTGCGCGGCGCGATGGCGGGCGCTCTCAAGAAAAAGCTTGGTCTCGAAGTGGCCTCCGAGAAGGTCGAGGGCCGAGGGCGGGTTTACCGGCTTCCACCGGCTTGAAGACACGACGTTTTCCAGACCCGATGCCGCCGCCCGATCCGGGCGGCGGTTTTCATCTGGCATGGCGAAACCGAATCTCCTCGAACAGCCGCCGCAGCGCGTAGGAACGTCCAATGCTGACCACCGTGAAAATCGCACCCATCATGAGATTCTGCGCCAGTGTGATGTGCAGCCCGAAGATCGGGAAGATCAGGATCTGGGCCACCACCGCCACGCCGTAGCCAACGGCGACATTGGCAAGGGACTCGACGAGAGACATGGCGCGGCTCTGTTTCATGCTGCATCCGTTTCGGCTGAAGCAGGACTGAGCCGCTCGTCCTTCACCTCGACGAAGGTCCGGCCGTCGCCGTCGAGGATCGCATTGCGCCCAGTTTCCGACTGCCAGCGCTCCACGGCGACATCGACATAGGCTGGGCTGATCTCCATCGCGAAGACGCGGCGCCCGTTGGCCTCGCCCGCCATGATCTGCGAGCCGGAGCCAGAGAATGGCTCGTAGCAGAGCCCGCCGCGAGCCACATGCTGGCGCATCGGTATCCCGAAGGCGTCGAGCGGTTTCGGCGTCGGGTGGTCGGGGCGCTCATCCTTGGCGAAGGACGGCATTTCCCACGTCGAGGGCAGCGTCTCTTCGGCCACCTTCGGCGGGCGGTTCGGGCGACGCCAGCCCATGAAGCAGGGTTCGTGCTTCCAGAGGTAATGGGACCGGGTCAGGACGCCGCGGTCCTTCACCCAGATGATCTGCTGATGGACGAAGGCGCCGGCCTTCTCCCAGCAAGCCTCCAGCATCGCTTGGCGGCGGGACGCGTGCCAGCAATACCAGGCGGCGTCCTCGGTGATCGCCTCGGCCACTGCGGCGGCTATGAAGCCGTCGTAAAGCTCCGCGCCCTGCGAACTGTCGTCCCAGGTGACGCCGTAGGATTGGCTCCAATCCTTGTTCCGCGTCGGATGGTTCGAGCCGTCGTAATCGACGAGATACGGCGGGTCGGTGGCGAACAGCACGGCGCGCTCGCCGTTCATCAGTCGGCGCACGTCGTCATGCGAGGTCGAGTCCCCGCAGAGCAGCCGGTGATCGCCGAGAATCCACAGGTCGCCCGTGCGCGAGGCCGGATTGCGCGGCGGCTCGGGGATGGTCACCGGCGGCACGGAGCCCCCGGCGCTGCCTTCTTCGCCGTCGTCTTCCGCAACGTAGGCCAGCAGCTTGTCCAACTCACCGTCGGAGAAGCCGACCAGCGACAGGTCGAAATCCTTGGCCAGCAGGTCATTCAGTTCCGCCGACAGCAATGCCTCGTCCCAGCTTCCGAGTTCCGTCAGCTTGTTGTCCGCGATGCGATACGCCCGCCGCTGTGCCTCGGTCAGGTGCCCGAGCACGATGACCGGCGCCTCGGTCAGCCCCAGTTGCGTCGCGGCCAGCACGCGCCCGTGGCCCGCAATCAACTCGCCGTCCTCGCCAACGAGACAGGGCACGGTCCAGCCGAACTCGGCCATGCTGGCGGCGATCTTCGCGACCTGGTCGGGCCCGTGCACCTTCGCGTTCTTCGCGTAGGGCTGGAGCCTGGCCAGCGGCCACATCTCGATCCGCTCGGGAGCAAAGCTCAGCGTCATGGGCAAGGCGTTTCCGTCGTGCGGGTGGATTGCCGGCTGGCTTCCGGACTCCGGATGCCGCGCTGGACTCCACGCGGGATCCAGCGGCGTCCGGCCACCAGGCCCGAAAGCCAGCATTCATTGGGGTCTGCGCGGGGTTCCGGCGGCTCCGACTTCCGGGTGGCTTCCCAAAAATCCGGCCCTGCCGCTGGCGATGCGCCGCGCTTCGCCCGCCAGCATACGATTTCCGCCAGGAAGGACCCGCGAACTCGTATGCACAGACGATGTTGACGTGAACGGGCATCGGTCCATAACGAAAGGATCAACGCGGATCCTTTACTTGGATCGGTGCCAACGAAAGGAATCCGTGCGCTCGTGATCGCGACGCGCGCGCCTCTCCCGAGGATAGCCAGAATTTACCCAAGAACTGGGGTTTTCGTCTCTTCGAAAAGTGTCCGGCGGACACTTCTCGCTTCGCTTCGC